CAGGCGTGGGATTTGCACCCATGTTTCACCGCTGTGTGGTAGCGGTGGGCAGTACTACTGTCCTCTTCACTCATTTAACCGAATCGTTGGAAGATATAAGTTCCGATCGGCGCCCCGTCTCGTGGGGTGTACGCTGCATGCGCCCTCTGGCGCTGAAATTGAAATGTTAGAGTTTCGTCTTATAAGGAGGAGATTCGGATACTCACTCTACTTGCCCTGCTTTACTAAGGTTCGAATTGGGGCGACTCTCCACTACCTAGCAGTACCTAGACGTGGCGTTCTTGGGGTACGTTCCATGCAGTCTTCGTTCCGCAGGCGTTCAACTATCTTCCGGTTCATTAGCCACTCACGTGGGGGTTAATTGCATCCATTCAACAGTTCACATGACCTGCGTACTTACTAACTGACATCTGATGGGTATCTCACATCGTTAAGCCGGACAAATTGTTCCGGAATTAGCGTTCTCCCATCATCGGATGATTTGGATATCACCCCCAACACATGACCACTTACTGGACTTACTCCTCATCCTTCCCCATGACTAGGGTCCTCAGAATCATCGGATGCCAAACACTAGGGTCCTACTTGACATAAAGGGACGCAGTCTTCGCAACTAAATTGGTAATGCCCGCTACTTCGCCGACCAGACCTGGCACAACCTTCAAAGCCCCACTCACTGTTCCTACCCATGCTAGAAAATTGGACCAAAACGACGCATTGTCATAATATGGTACCGCGGTAGGGTGAGTATGGATAAACTCTCTCACGAGAGCAAGGGCTATTGGGTCATGACAAGGCGACTGGGACGCAAAGTCATAAAATGCACTATGGGAATTCAACTGGTACTCGACACAAGACCACGTTCGCACAATCGCTGTGTTACTAGTGGTGGAGGTTCCTGCAGGAAGCTTGATAAACACAGCTTCTTGGGTCCCGAACCCTATAAGGTTCTGACCACCCCCAAATGTTACTACCGCACCTCCCACTCCTGTCCCCGCATAAACATCTGCTGAGGTTAGCGCCTTGGCTATAGGAATGAAGGGGTACGTGTCACTCAACGGTGCGGTCACTGCATAGCAACCGTGGTTAAATGGCATCACCGACTGCGGCTTAACGGTAAGCATCGCCTCAAGACCAACCACTTTTAAGCCAATTGCCCCTGACCCTGTATCATCATACGGGGACATAGACACTGGTCCTTTGAACACTTCTATCGCACCTGCCCACGTCATAGAGTTGACCGTAGGCACAATCTCGATCACATTAGATGCTAATCGAAACTCATCTACCACTGTATCTTCTAACCCTGGTGGAAATAGGGTACCGAAGCCATCGTAGTAGACGGGGGTTAAAGTAAAGTTCGCCGCTGGAATGGCGGGGTTAGTTTGGGCATACCAGAAAGCCACACCTGGTGTGGGTAATAACAGTATGAATGAGTCCAGCGTAGCGCTGGGCGTAAAAGGCAAAGCCTGGGTCAGGGTACACTTCTTGGACAAGACACGACCATCGTACGTGTCAGGTATACCCTGAAAGGTGTCCATCTCCATGTCATTCGGAGAGGTGGTACATTTCATGTAGGCCATCCCAGCTTTAGTGACTGGGGTCCTACTGATGGTTCTTTGCGGTTTCCGAGCCCTCTTTGCCACTTGCTGTAGTACTTGTTGAGGGGGACTTATCGCATTTACCATCGCGCTTCTGTCTGCGCGTTTTGTTCTTGCAGCTGCTTTTCTCGCAGGTCGATTTCTTCGGTTCTTGGCCATTATGTGCTCGGGAGGCTAGAGGTTCCTGATCCTTTGTGATAAGTTCTGAGCTTGACTTCTTATCACTGCCTCCACTAGTTGGTTCTGATCCTTTGTACACGTTGCCCTGAAAGATTGTAGGGTACTTAAACGCCTTCTTCTGTCCGCTAAGATCGATTACATGTGATGGAAAATGACTAAAGTCAGAAGCTTCATCGTATGCCCTCTCAATTATCTGGAGGGTGGCTAAGGCAATGCCCATACGGTTAGCTATGAGCCCGCAGGCCTCATCGTAATCTACCTCAAACGGTAGCGCTTTAAATCTCTCACCGGCCTCATGCGCTAACTCCTTCCACACTCGCATCTGATACCCCATGCCCACGTTACGGCATATTTCATCATACTTTGGATCCAACGTCAAGCCGTTCTTGTCAGCGGGTCTCCACCCACGTTTAGCATCGACTATTCGTAAAACAGCATTAGAAATAGTGCCCACCAAGGGCACATTGGGATACAGGTCTGCAGTGGCCTGAAATTTTCGCACAGCCAGCTCAAATGGCGGTACATTGGCCCCACAGGGAGTAGAGCTCAACTTTGACACGAAACGAATAGGGTCATAACAAAATACCCCCGGTCTAAACCTCACTTGTCCTAGAAATGACGTCGGTTCACCGATATTCGACTGGGTCGCCTTGGCTATAAAGCCCAGCATAGGCGCTACCCTGATTGCTACTTCAGCAGGAAGGTTTGGATGTAATCCATCATCACCACCAACTAGTCCAGCCTCTCTAATTGCCTCCTCTGTCGTCATTCCAGTCTCAACGAAACAACAAACAACATAGAAGAAATTCAAAATAGTATTGAACAGGGATGTAAAATACTCCCCAGAGCGCCTACTTGCGCCAAGCTCAATAGCATGCCCATGCACGCCTTTACTCTTCGTCTTCTTGTACAATTTCGAGTGCCACGACTCCCATAGTGGAACATACTCCTTCGCAAAAGCACGTTGACCAATCTCACGTTCGAAGTCCCTCATCCACTGGTTTACCGTGGCGTCCATCTTAGTGAAATCTGTCTCTGTCGTATACCCAAGGCGTTTTGCTCGTTCGATCACTTTCTCCCACATCTCTTTCAATGCAGTTGGGTCTACAAACCCATAATGATCTCGCATAAACGTCTTCTTCTTGAATAATCTTGTCAACGGTTCTCCGAACATCCTCGAGAAAACTCTCAAGAACTCTCCTGGGTTGGATATCAATCTCCCGGCCGCAGCGGGGTCCATGGATTCCGTTTTCAGAAACATCTTGACTTGTTCAGGGTCAGGACGAATCGCTTCGTTCTCCACATCATTGAATTTCCTAGCCTGGTTCGGCCTGTCCATTTCCCGCGCCTCTTCCAAACTCAGGGGCACCACAGTGTGCTTAAGTTCTTCAGGGATTAACAAGTCGAGAAACTCTCGTTTAACTTTGACCCACTTGGGATCTAGTTTCTTGTCATTCAGATACGGTTTTACTCTCTCAGCATCAGCTTCCACTACTGCCTGCTTGTTCTTCACGAGAACACCAGACTCGGTAGTCGCCAATGCCGGGGTAAGTTTAACCCGGGGTCTTGGTTCGTCACCATTTTCGCATGTTTCTTCATCCAATTTCAAAACGTACCCGTCTCCCTCGCCTCCTTCTAACAGCGAAGTGCCATCAGATGGAAAGTTTTGGATGCGGACGTGCGCCTTGATGCCCATGGCTAGATCGGGTGCTTGACGCACGGGATCATAGGACTTCAACACACTCAGATTATGCTCGACAGATGCAATTGAATGCTTAGTGCCGTTACGAAGGTCAACATTCACGTACTCCTCGTACGGTATGTCACAAACCTTGAAGCGTGCAACCTGCAATGCGACTACTCTGTTGCCTGAACTCATCTCCTTAAAGCCAAGCGCATAAACGCGACCATAATCTACCAGATCCCAGGATGATTCCCGGTAATGCAGTAGGTACTCCTCATAGCCCGGTTGAAGTGGTTGAATCCCACATCCCAGGCAGCAAGTAACATTGGTCTCGATAGGATCCAAGATCGCCGTGACGTTCAATTGGTCCTTGCGCAACACTGTGACTTTGTAAAGCTGGAGCCCGTCCCTATGACCTATAGCGACCAAATGGCCACTCAAGTCAATCACGGGTGTTCGCAA